ACGAAAGTTATCATCAATCTTTGCCATACCGACCGACCTGTACGTCTTTTCATCACTCATACCTCATAACCAGCTATTGACCATCCACTATCACAAGCCATAAATATAAAGAGTAAAAAAAACAATCCCATAAAAATTATTATTTTCATTATGTCTGAATAATCTTTTTTCACAATACCATCCACCAAGCAGCTGCTACTTCAACAAATATATCTGATGCAGTATTAATTGCCCATCTTTGTTTTGTACCATATGTTTCTTCTGTACCTTCAACGTACACTTCAAATATTTCCCATGCTATACCTATTATAAGTACCCATAAGACCGCCCATAAATCTGATGCACCTAACCATTGTGCTACTTTTGCTATAAATAATCCAGCTGCTAAATGATAGGATGTCCACCCATCTAATGCTCCTGAACTAACTTGCCATGAATAAAATGTTGCTAAAGGATTCTTCATTTAATTAACACTTTCTGATTGTTTAATTCCTTGTCCATTATTGAACCAACTAACTTCTTTGTTTTCATCTTGCATTAACATTTTAGTATATAATAAATCTAAATGTTTAATAAGCATTGCTACTTCTGGCATATGTATAACTAATTCTTTTTTAGAAGAAGGTTGTTCTTCTTTTTTTTCAAGATTATTTTGTTTGCTATATATTTCTGCTAATGTCATTTCTTTATATGTTTTGCACCAAAGTTATCTACAATTCTAGATAACAATTCTGCTTTAGTTTCATTATCATCATATAAAATACTTCTCATATCATACCACGCTTTTATCTCTGCTTTAGTATTTGATTCATCAGGAAACTCAGATTGTAACGTAGCAATACCACCTATTACTTGATGTTTACCTACTATTAATCTACCATGACTATCACTATGAACTTTTTCACATTCATCTACATAATAATTTTCTATATTTTTAAAACTATCAGAACGCTTTACAACCGTACCATCTACTTCAACAAAGTAATCATAACCAGAAGAAGGGTAAGTCAAAGTCTCGACAGTCCCATCTGCATACGTTTTAGTACGTACAGCATTAGGAGTCGTGTTACGATGTAACCTAATTCGATGACCTTGACTACACTTCCTTATAATCATAACCTACTCTTCAGATTCCTCTGCTTCAGGCTTTTCTTCAAGAGCTTCTCGAAGTTTACTTATGAACGCATCCTTACCAACACTTAACTGGTCTAAGTTAAACTGCATTGAGTTCATTTTATTCTGTAAGTCATTAATGTGGTTAAGAAGTGCTTTTTGTTCATCTGTCATATCCTCGATTACGTACTCTTTGTCATCGAAAGTTAAAACAGGCTTTTGTTCTTTTTCTTTTTTAGCCATTATTTAGCTCCTTTGTTTGTTAATTAAAAATCTTTAATAATATTCTACACCAATATCTAATACTGCATCTGCACCGGGGTCAGTTTGATTATTTCCAGTTCCTGCACAAGCTACATAAATTGCATTAGTAGCGGCACTCATCCAACCTGGTGAATTATCAGTTTCTACATTAATGCTAGATATCCAAGTCCTACCAACGACTCCTCCACTTGATGCAACAATATCAGAATTAGCAGTTTCAGTTCCCTCACATCTAGTAATACATCCTGAATCACAATTTGCTCCTAGTATTTCTACTCCACCAGCGATAACTTCACCAGCTGTTTCATCATCAGCAGTACCAACAAAGATACTATATAAAGCAGTTCCAGCACTTAAAGTCACTACTTTTACCCAAATTTTACTTATATGAGAATATCTAGGAATTGTAAATACACCATTTGGTGTTACTGCTCTATTATCAGCACTAAAACCAGCACTATATGAATTTAATGTTACTCTAGCAGTTTTATACTTTATAATTCCATAAGAACCAATTTTTACTTGATAAGAATCTGTAGCAGTATCTACATCGGATTCATCTCCAATTAAAGTATTATGGTTTCCTGAAGTAATTGAATCACCAGATTGATTACCAATAGTAATATTATTGCTACCAGTAATAACATTTCCAGCTTGATATCCGATTGCAATATTCTTGTCGCCAGTATCAGCGTTTCCGTGAGCGTGAGCACCTAATGAAACATTTCTACCCCCATCTACAGTTCCATCTCCTGCTTTAAATCCAACTGCTGTATTGAATGTAGCATCTACAATTGCAGCTCCTGCACCTTTACCAATAGCAACATTTGAATGACCAGTAGTGTTTAATACAAGAGAACCACTACCTACAGCAACATTATCACTACCAGTTGTTAAAGCAGATAGAGCACTAAAACCAAAAGCTACATTGTCATCTACATCATTACAAGCTGCATCCATTGTGTTTGCACCAACAGCAGTATTTTGATTTGAAGCTACATTTGCCCAAGTACCACCACCTGAGTTATATCCTATAAATACATTATCAACTGATTCTCTTGGATTTCCATCGTTATTCATTGCCATTGAAAACGAACCAACTGCAACATTTCTTTGCCCAGTTGTAATATTTAGCATCGAATTTATTCCGATAGCTACATTATTTCCTGCGGTTGTACTAGCTGGTAATGAATTTTTTCCTATTGCAACATTATTACTACCAGTTGTAATTGATGTTAAAGTTGCGTAACCAACTGCTGTATTAGAATTATTAGCATTATCAGCTACACCATATCCACTTCTCCAACCTACATAAGTATTATAACTTCCTGTATGGTTTCCAAAGCCTGATGAACTTCCAAAGTAAGTATTTCTAATGCCTGTTGTTAAATTTGAACCTGCCGAAGAACCAACAGCAGTTATGTCTCCAGTTGATTTATACCCAGCAAAATTACCTACAAGTACGCTATAACTTGCTACATTGCCATCTCTTCCAGCACCTTGCCCAATTATTACTGAGTGTCCATTATCAGTTATAGATTCACCAGCTTGATAACCAAGAACAGTTAGGTTGCTACCAGTTGTAACTTCTTTTAAACTATTATAACCAATTGCTGTATTTCCACTTCCTGAAGTAAGAGCAGTAAGAGCATCATAACCTATTGCGACTGCACCAGTTATATCGTATGAACCAGTAGAATTAAGAGCATTAGAACCTATTGCAACATTATTAGTTAATGCACCACTACCACCAATTAATGAACTTTTTCCAAGAGCAACATTATGATTTGATGAATCATTATCAACATTTTGCATTGAACCTGCACCTATTGCTGTATTGTGAGACTCAACATTATCAGCACTTGAAAGAGCTAAATAACCGATTGCTACATTATGAGCACCTTGAGTGATTTCGTGACCAGCTTGTGCCCCAATAAATACTTGACCTTGTCCATTGGCGTGATTAATAGCACCACCAGCATCATAACCAATTAAAACTGTATCAGCGGTATCTGTTATTGCATCTCCAGCACTAGCACCTATAATAGTATTATTCTGTGATGTGCCTTGCATTGCATAACCTGCTGAATATCCCATAACAGTATTATTACTACCAGTTAATGCAGTTCCTGAAGCATTACCACCCATAGTTGCGTGACCTACTGAAGTATTATTAGCTCCAGTTGTCTGAGTTACTGCTGATTGAAATCCTATATGAACACTAGCTGTTGTATATTGGTCACCACTACCTACTTTGCCAGAAGCTGCTTTATATCCAATAGCTATAGACCCATCATTTGCATCATCAGTTATATTTTCTAAAGCTTGTGTACCAATAGATACTGTATATTTATTAACGATACTATCCTTAAATGCATTTGTACCGATAGCAACATTATCATCTCCTGTAGTTAAACTTGTACCAGCAACCGCTCCAATAAGTACGTTATATTTTCCACTTGTGGAATCAGTAAATGCACTATAACCAATTGCAACATTGTATTGAGCTGAGCTAACAGACCCAGTTGCCATTGCATCTTCACCTATAACAACATTAAAATCTGAGTCATTATTACTACTAGCGTTAAAAGCATTTTTACCAAATACTGTATTGCTAGTATTATTATCATTATTACTAAGACTAATGCGAGAGTTGGCATCGAGTACCATTCTAATAGCACCACCAACATTATGTTGATTTGCAATAACATAATTTCCTGATGTATTTACACCATGAGTCCAAGTATGAACACCAGCACTTCTTATCATTGTAATACTGGTTGTTCCACTACCTGCATTGTCAATACCAAGAATACTATCTGAACCACTTGTACTAACTTTAATATGAGTTGATTGATAATTCATTGTTGGCGTTACACCAGTTCCGATTCCAACCTTACCTGCTGAAGTAATAATCATTCTAGTAGTAGGAGTAGCTGCACCATCAGCAGTAGTGCTAAATAATAATTCAGCAGGTAAATCGTTTGCACCGGGAGTTCCATTTACACGAGCTTCAATAGATGCTCCAATAGTATCTAAATCAGAACCATCAGCTCCTCTAAAATTTATTGTCCCTAAGTTGTCATTATCAGTAACTATAGTATTTGCACCAATTCCACCTCTGCCTTTTATAAGATTAATCTTAGGAGCAGTATCATCTGCTGAAAATCTACCAATACTAATTTGACTAGCATCTTCACTAGTTCCTAATACTTGAAGTGCTGGGTCTGTAGTCCCAAGAGCAACATTGGCTGTGTGACCAATTACAACACGACCTGATGAATCAATAGTCATTCTAGTGGTGCTATCAGTTTGAAAAACCATATCTTTTGCTTCTTGCATTCTAAACAAACCAACTTCATCGTCACCAAGACCTATTTTTAAACCATCGTTTGCTGTTGTTCCAGTTGTGCTATTTGTAAATTGGATTAAAGAAGCACCACTATCTGATGATTCTATATAAAGAGCAGTTGCACTACTTGAAGTAGTAATCTTCATATCACCAGTTAAGACTTCTGAAAAAGCCATTCCACCGCTACCGCTTACAGTTAAATCACCACTTATAGTAACGTCACCAGATATTGTACCACCTGCCATTGCTACTTGTAACCTATTATTAGAACTATCTAATACTGCGTTTAATGTTTCTTTTGAAGATTGTGAGTTTAATCCTATCGTAATACCAGAGGAATCTGTGTATACTTTATTTAGGACCTCTTGAGTCGTGAACTTTCGTAAATTATCTGCCATAACTTACTCCTATTTATCCACCTCCACCGCCACTAAGGCAATTAATTTTTATCTCACCGCAAAAGGCGAGACTGGGAAAGCAGTAGATATTATTCTCTTATTGCTTTCATTGTCTGCTAATTTACTATAAAATTCTTTTATGTAGTATTCTTTTTTATCAATTTCGCCTCTTTCTTCATGAATCATTGCTTTTACATAATCCACTACTGCTAAAGAAAGCATTTTATTTAAATTTATATGTGAAGTAGAACTAGGAGATGTAATTGTATCTGGTTCTGGTATCTGAGTAATAGTAATACTTTCGCCTGCACTTTCATCTGTAATTGTAGAAGCAGATGTTAATGAAATTGTAAATGCTCCACTTGCAATAGAAACGCCTACTCCTCCAAATATAATATGCTCTCCATCATTACTTGTACTACCCTGTATTCTTATTTTGTCTCCATCAGTAAAGCCGTGGTCTTTCCACCATCCATTTACACTACCAACTCCAATATATCTACTTGAACCAGTAAAAGTTACTTCCGTAGAAGTTCCATAACCTGTTGAACTTTCAAATGCTTCTGATATAAATGGTTCGTTTAATGCAGTATATTCTATTCGTAGACCATCTGTAATATCTTCATCTGGATACATTAACTCATTGTGATAAGATTGAAGAATACCAGTTTGAGTTATTCTAGTCCTATTTCTACTTCCTAATAATTTATAAAGTAAAAGTTCTCTACCTCTTAAATAGTAAAAATATTCTTTATCTACATAACTACTCATGGTGATGTATCCTCAAGTAAGTAATGAGGTTGACTAGATATTCTTTTAATTCTTTTATATTTGCTATTACTTGTATCTAATATACTTACATTTTCTAACGCTATCATGTCAGCAGGAAATCTATAAATATTATCATCATTATCTGATGCATTTAAAATATTTTGTTTATTAACTTTTATTTTTTCTTTTGTATTACTTTGTATTAAATGTATAGCATCTTTTATATATGCAATTGCAAGTGTTTCATTCTGAATACCTGCTCTTTCCATTAATTCTAAAACAGTCATTGTTTAACCTCCATCATCTATTATAGCTGCTACAATACATCTAACAGTTCCACTTGAACTAGCTGCGTGTAAATTTGCTTGGTCTACTCCACCAGATGCTTTAAATTTTAAATTAATTGCTTCTCCAGGTCCTATTTCTATTACATCAGTTACACTAGCTGCGTCTCCACCATCAAGACATAAATAAACTTTTGATGATGTTGCCGTAGTTCCATCTGTAGTTCCTGTATTCTTAAGAAATAAAAATCTTACATCGTCTGGATAAGTTAAACTACCTCCTTCTGTTGCAATACTACCATCAGGTATTAAATCTCCACTAGTTCCTGTTACACTCTTTGTAGTTGTATAAAACCATTTATCATTAGCATCTACTTTTGTATATTCTAATTTTCCACCTAAAGAGCCTTTTATATCGTGATGTATAGCATCAACTGCATCAGCATCAATATCAGCTTCTATTGTCACAACTGGTGTCATGCTTATTTTTCCTCTTGCTTTATCAGCCATTTTTTTCTCCTATCTCTTACTTGACATAGCTTGCATAGCCATTGATTTATTAATCATATTACTATTTGATTCTATGTATTGTTTAATTTCTAATAAATACCAATTATAGTATTTATCTGCTTCTGCCAAATATGTTTGAGATTGTTGTAATTTATTTTGTTTTCTTTGAACTTCTTCAGATACTTTACCTTGATAAGAACTTAATTCACTAGAATACAATTGAAGTTTAGAAGAGTATTCTTGTACTTCTGCTTGAAAATTTTGTACCGCATTTTGCAAACTTACTTGTTGGTCTTTAGATAAGTTAGCATTTTTAATTGACAAGTCTGATTGTAATTGTTGAATTGCTTCTTGAGTATCTTTGTTTAAGTTTTGAATTTTTCTTTGTATATCTTCTTGGTATACAATATTTTCTTTGTTAAAACTATTTAACGAATCTTGTAATTTTGAATTAAAATCTGCTATTTGAGATTGTATTACTTGAACTCTAGCTGAAGACATTTCACTATCTTCTTCACTATTTATCCAATTATTTGCATCCGAATAATCAGGAGAACTTATTACAGGTTCAATATATTCTGGGGCAGATACATTAAGAGATGCCATATCAGATATTGATAATATTGAAAAATCTACATCAGGAATACTTACATCTGTATATGTAAAACTTGGAACTTCTGGAGCAATAGGTTCAGTTTGTAAAGATATATCTGAATTTACTACTGATATTGATGCCTTAACCATTAATTCATTTGAAGATGCTTTATAAACAATTGCACTTTTTAAATCACAATCATCATCTAAGTTACTAAAATCAACATATTCAACTATACCAGTTTCGCCATCAGTAGGGTCTGGTTTTATTACTATTGAATTATTAGAATCTCTATAGTATTTTGGAAATGTACTAGTTGCTACTTTTAAACTTCCAGAACTTGGAGCAATAAAAGGAGCATCTTCTTTTAATGTTTCTTGTGCTATAAATGTTCCTCTTTTTACAGATATAATATTATCAGTTTTACTAGGTAATGTTATTTTTGTTGCACTTGCGTTTCCACCATGTGAACCAACTGTTGTTTCAGAAGTTGCCCATCTTAATATTTCTTTTGGTATACTAGAAGAAACTGCTTTTTGAGCAGATACAATAAATTTATTATCTGCCGTAGTTACTTGAGCAATTAATTCTATTTCATCTGCTATATTTGTTGTTGCCATATTTTATTCTCTATACATGGGGGACCGAAATCCCCCACATATTATTAATCAGATGTTAGTGATTATGCTTTTTCATAATGTTGAAAAACAACACCTACTTTAACATTACCAGCCGCAGTTAAGTTAGCGTCAATAACGTCTAGTCTAACATGGATTTCTCTAGCTGAAGAACCACTATCTAGAAGTCCCGCAACAAGTTTACCTGTTGTAGCTTCACTAGTAGCAGTATCAGGAGCAGCCCAATTAGCAGCTTGTCCATGACAATTTTCGATAACATAAAGAGGTGTGTTAGCTTGTAAATGTACAGCAGCACCCCCATCATCTAAAATTTCACATAAAGCCATTATCTGAGCTCCACCAGCAGCTGTTCCAATACTCATATCAACACCATCGCCACTTGCTCCAGAACTACTAATAATTGCATCAGAGATTAAAAATAAATCTTTGATTACACTATTAGCAGGTTGAGCAATAGCAGCTACGTCAGTTGAACCATGAGCGACTGGTATAGCAGTCCATTCTGATTCAGCTGATGAAAGCCTCGCTACTTTATTATCAGTAAATAATCCTGAATCAGCAGCGTTTTCTAAGGCTCCACCATCTTTATTTTGTCCATATAAAGGTATACCCATAATTGAACCTCCTATTTCCAGACAGCATGGGCTTCAGGCATACGCCATTCCATCCCAGCTTCTGTTTGAATTAAGTCAACTCTTCGGTCAACACCACTATTTTCAAGAGTCTGAACTCCAACGTATACTGCTGTATCACGATTCAATCCGTTACCAACCAAAGGTCTGTAAGCACATTGAGTCATATTGATACCAAGTATTTTAACTCCAGTTCCATCTAAATGAACATTGCGAACAAGATTCATATTTCCATAAGGAGTCATTACTTGAGTAACATCTAGACCATAGACATTTTTCTTACCTGAGATACTAAAGTCTGCACGACCAAGAGAATTACTTCCATCACTAACTTTAGAAACATTAGCTGAAAAATATCCACTTAGTTTATGCATCCAATTGTATGTTTCAGTAGAACACATGAATAGAGTTGCACTTGCATTGTTGTATCTTGGGTCAAGGAAATTACTCATATCGTCAAGAAAGTCATCTTGAGATTTTGTTCCAGTTCCACCTATACCTGAACCATCAAAGATATTACCATAACTAGTAATAAAACTAACAGCACCTTCAGTATATTGAGCTCCAGAATTATCAGTTCCTTGAGAACCAAATAACAACGCTTGTTCAATATCAAACTTATGTTCAATTAACTTTGACCGCCAAATTCTTGCAAATTCATTTGGTTCATACTTAAGAACAGTTGCTCTTGTAGTATTATCCATTGCCATTGCAGTTTTGAAGATTTGAGTTAATCCAAAAGCAGTTGAGTAAGGCTGGTCTTTCCAAGACTCTGGGTATCCAGAACCTTGTGAATGAGCAGAACCAACAACGTAGCATCTTTTCTTTTCTAAGTAATTAGCAATTGACCTAGAAGAAATATCTACTGCATCAAGAGCATCATCATGAGCCTCATAAGAAGCAAGTGCAAAGTTAGCAGAAGCTGAACCTTTACTTACAATCTCTGTTTTTAATACAATAGCATCTGTTACAGATGATGAATCTACAGATAGTATCTTAGCTAAAAGATAATCATCTGGAGTAGTTGCTTCATCAGCAGCTGCATCATCTTCCCAATCGCTTATAACTTCAGAACCTTTAAAACTAGTAAGATAAGGAATCTTAACTACAGAATCTGGAAGAAAGAATTGAGGTTGAGAACCAGATGAACCTGGTAATACATCACTTCCTGTTTGACCATAGATTGTTTGAATATTACCTGATGATTTATAATCACCAATCATTACAAAGTAATATACATCACCAGCGTCTACATTAGTATGAGTAACAGTTGCGTCATCTCCTGCCATTGATGCAGGAGCGCTAACTCCATGATTTGATACATAAGCGTATCGTTTGTGATACGAACTTCTTTGTTCAGTAAATTTGAACTCAGGGTCATCCGTAGGTTTTTTAGCGACTTGAGAAACAAATCTGAAAAAAGGGTCTTGAGCTATTGAAAGTTCAGAAACTCTATCTCCAAAATTATATTTTCTTCTAAGGTCGCCTGTGTCTTTTGAAGTACCATCATTCCAACTTTGTACGTCAGAAACGGTCTCCATGCCGAATACATCAGCCATTTTTACACCTCTTTAGTTTGAGTTAATGGCTAACAATATAATTTTATATACTGAAAGCCTTTTCTAGTTCACTGTCAGTACCCAAAATGGCATCAAAAACATTATCGTCTGCATTTTTCTCAACAGGAACACTACCTTGTGTTGCAAGTGTGCTAGGTTGAGATTGCACTTCTCTCATCTTGTTATGAATTTCTTGTCTTGTTGAATCAGCAATTTGACTATCTCTGTTCTTACGATTCATTAAGTAATATATATCTTCAAGCTCCAAAGACTTACTTTTAGCAAAATCAGTAAATGTACTCCATTCTTCATCAGACATATCCATCTTTTGTTTGAATTGAGCTTCTTTAGCCATTTTTGCATTTTCAGTTTTTTGAGTTTGTAGTGTATTATTTAAACGACGCTGTACAATACCATCGATTGTAGCACCCATTACTTTTGCAGAATCGGAATCAGGTTGTTGAAATGCTTCTTCAGGGTCAAAAACAAAATCTTCATCAAGATTCAGTTGTTGATTCATTGATTGTGGGGCCTGACCTCCACCCTCAAAATAATTTCTTACATGAGAAATTAAATTAGGGTCTTCACGCATAGCGTCTAGAATAGGCATATAAGGCTCAATTTCTTTTAGTTTACCATTGAGTCTTTTAGCCTCTCTACTTGAATCGCTATATCGCTTTTGCAAGACTTCGTTGTCATCTTGCGGTTGAACTTCTACATTGGGGCTCGACTGCGTATTACCGCTTTGTACCGAGGTTGGTTGTTGTTGTTCGTCTAATATGCCGCCATTAACTTCTCTATCTAGTGATTCAAAAAAATCACTTGAGTTACTCATAACTGCATCTTGTACGTTTGTACTTTCGGGGGCTACTTGAGCGTTACCTACTTGTTCTGACATACTATCTCCTATTTTAAGGTTATTTTAATTTAGCAACTATAAAATCTAAAATGCAATAACTAAGATTGCTCGTTTTGAGCAACGTCTTGCTTTGTAGATTCCATGTCGTTTTTCATTTTGTCTCTCATTTTCTCAAACTCAACTTTTAACATTCCTTTCAGAAGTTTTTGTTGCGCTTCAGTTTCAAGAACATCTTTTCGTATTTCATTGGATGCATCTCCTACTTTCATCTTAATACCTGCTTGTACTAATTGACGTTGTAGTGTTTCTATTGTTCCGTCTTTTTCTTTTATTAATCCTTGTACAGATTGTAATTGACCTTGCATTTGAGATAACATTGATTTTCTTTCAACAATTTTATCTTTATTTCTAATATCTGTTTCAGCTAACATTGCAATATCATCAATTAATCCTGCTTGATACCATTTAAAATATTCTTCTAATAATGCCCATCTATTTAATGGTAATGTTGCACCTGCTATAATTCTTACATCAAATCTTGCAGATGCATAATCTTTATATTTACCTATAGCTTTACCATAATCATTATACATATTAATATTAATTCTTACTTCTTTTTCTTCTTGAGCATTTGCTTCAGGTTGTACAATTCTAAATACTTTTTCAACTGTATAATGTTTTTGTGCTAACATTTTAAATACTCTACCTAAATGTTCAAGTGATGGTTCTACTATACTATTCATCCATGCTTTTAATCTACGAGTACCAAACTCATCATTAGCAAGTAATCCTCGATATGTTTCTGCTTGGTCTTGAGAAAATCCCATCATTGCACTAGGTACACCACTAATATATTCTGCATCTGATTTACCTTGTTGAACAACAGTAAAAAATGCATTATTAATTGGTGCTGGTTGTATTGGGGTAGGTGGAGAAAATCCACTTCTATATTTTAACAATGCTCCAGGCGCTGATGAATATTTTTCCCACTCATCTTCAGGGACCGAACCTTCTTCATACATCCATCTAAGATTAGAAGACAAGTTTGCATTGTGAAGCATTATTTGATGTGCTTTATTTATTTCTTGTTGTTTGCCTATAAGTGGAGTTACTGCACTCATAGCATATGGAGTTCCTGTATACATATATGGAATAGGAACAATCGGATATTCGTTTATAGGAATAATAGATTCATATAAAAATGTATCATCTCCTACACTTACAGTCTTTACAATTCTATTTTCATAAAATTCAATTGCATCTATTATATTTTTTTGAACTTCTTTACTTTGTTTTAAAATATTATAATCAGCATTTGACATTATTTGTTGTTTAATAATAGTAGCTTCGTCTTGAGCCTGTGATAATAATTCCATTTCTTTTTCTTTAATTGCTTGAGCAGCCATTTTTTGAGAATTTTCAATCATTAATTTTGCTCGTTCTGGAATAATTTCACCTTCTTGAACTTGTTGTTCAATTTGCATTTGCTTTTCAATTAAACCTACTTCTACTTCTTGTTTAAAAGATTCTAATGCTTCTTGTATTTGTTCTTTTAATAAATCTAATTGAGCGGGAGATGGTTCAACTTTTATATATACATTATAATATTTAAATTTTTTCTTACTATATGTTTCATAGTATGGTAGAATGTCATCATCTTCAGCATCCATATTAACACCATATGTCAAATCTTCTGCTTGGATACTATCTGTAAAATCAATATCTCTTTGTGAATAAGATATTACATCAGTTCCTTTTGATACTTTTTTAATTTTTGATTCAAATTGTGGTAACATATTAATAAGTCTTGCTCTAGCAATATTCTTTCTTATCTGAATAAAGTTTGCATCTCTAAATAAAAAGTCTCTACTAGCGGGGTCTACAAATACATCATAAGGGTCAAGTCTTTTAAAACAAACTTCTCCCATTCCTCTATCAGCATCTCTATCTATATCTACAAGAAAATAACCCAATCCTTTAGTAAGTGAGTCTAATATTACTTGACTATATAAAGACTTACCATTTGATAGATACCAACAATAATCTGCTATATCAGCATGTACTTGAGCAATATCTGTATCGTCTCCAGTTACTCCGACTGCTTTCCACTTAGGGTCATTAGCAGTTACAAAGTATTTCATTATTTCTATAATAGGTGTTATTCTATTTATAGTAAATGTTGGCATTCCAGATTCTTCCAACATTGTTAATTCTTCTTTTGTAAGTTGTTCGTTTAGATAAAAATCATATCCTTTTTGACTTACACTTTGCCATCTATGTCTATGGGAGTTATTTACCTTATCCCATATTTGTTTATTTATCTGTGCTTTAGATTTTTTTGTTGTTCTTGCCATTACCCTTTAATCTCCACATGAACTAAATCATCGAAACGATTATCTTTTGTTTCACCATCAGAATCCCAATCGCCGCCCCAACGAACAGGAACATTTAATTGTTTTGCAATACCTCTAATCATTCCACCCATATAATGAAATCTATCTCTATCATTCCAATCAATAGGATATGGAGCGAGGTCTACAGCTTTTCCTGTAATGTGTTTGCTGAACTTTGTTTTCGTTGAGCCTTCTTTTAGTAACTTTTCCTGTCGTTGCTCACTCCGTAATCCTTCAATGATTGTAACATCCATAATTTTAACTAATTCATTTAGGACACTAACTAATCTTGCGTCTATCCCTCTTAATCGTTCTTTTGACCTTTTACCAAACTTAGGCATATATACTCCTTACGATACTAACCAACTTTTAACTTTTCTTTTTGGCTTAAACCATGATTTTTTATCTTTACTTTTTTTCATACTTGGCGGAAATGCGTGTATTTGTGCGTAATAAAGTGATTCAATTGTATCATCATGGGCCATTTTAGGGCCAAAAGTAAGTATTTCGTTAATCAAATCAAACATATTTTTACGTAAATGTACAGTTCCTGTACTAAAACGTGCAGAAAGTCCAGAATAAATGCGATTTCGTTTCTGTGTACCGCCTGGTTTTTGTGGTATTACGGATATATCGTACTTATTTAATCTTCTTCTTTCGTCATTCATTGCTTGAAATATACTACGATTCATTGCTACATCTTCAACTGTAGATGATGTACAATTATATTTTTGATGTAATTCTATAATAATATCTACTACACCTTTCTTTCCTATAATGTCTCCTGTGTCTGGATTCTTAGAACCTATAGTAGGAATACTACGATGTCTTTCATATTCTAATACATATAATTCATTGTTAGCATCAATAGCTATTACAGTCATAACACTATAATCAGAATGCTTTGTATCAATATCTGTAGCAGGGTCACATCCAATAAATGTATTAACTGGTATATCATCACCATCTTTTACAATATAATTAACACCATCTTCATTCTTAAAATATCCATTCCAATATCTAATGTGTTCTCTTTTCCATATAGCATCTTCTTCAGATTGTACTTCCATCATATATTCTTGATAGAATTTTTGAGGCATACCACTATCAGAATAAAACTTTTTCTTTTCATCTAATTTCTTTTTATTAAAAAAAGATGACCACAATGGAGTATCATTATCTAATAATGCTTTATATGTAATTACTTTCCAAGCAAATTCTTTATTTTCTTTTTTAGATTTTGCATGATTGTTGAGAAGATTGTTAATAAAAGAATCATAATGTACAGGAGTGCCATTAACACGAAGACGACCAGTGTGAGGCTCAATAGCGGGATAGATAACAGCAGTAACAAGATTAGCATTCTTATCTCTTGCTTCCTGTGTAATTGTGTTTGCTTCATGCTCGAAGTCATCAAGTACGATGAGGTCGTATCTTTTGTGTAATTTCGCTCCACCTCTGATTCCTGCGACATTGCTTTTACTAATAAGTTTACATCCATTGCTTAACTCTATATCTTCCTCTGTCCATTTTTTCCCCTTTAAATTTCCAAAATAATATTTTAATCTATCGTTAAATTCTAAGTGGTGTCTAATGTAATCCATATTACCTACACTTAATTTTTGTGTAGCAGATACCCAAGCATAAAAAAGAAAATCGTCTTTACAGAAAACAAAATCTTTTAACATAGATGCTTTTGTTAAAACAGTTTTACCATGACCTCGTGGTATAATAATAGCACATTGCTTTACTTCTTTGTTATCTATAGAGTCTGCAACTTCGTAATGAAAGAATGGTGTTTCGCTTCGTAAAAAATCATCAGGTAAGAATAATTTACCAAAAGCTATTAAATCTGTGTATGCAAGTTTTAGAGCTTCTTCAGCTTCGCTTACGTTCTGTGTATTTATATTTGCCATCTATAGTAAACTTCCATTGTTTATAACTTTGTGATTTACGACCTTGTTGATGATGTGAATGTTGATTCGGTCCTTTATTTGCTAATCCCCAATATGAAAGGATTGGTATTAGAATTATTTCTGTTTCGATTTTTCCCATTGTTTTCTTTTGTATTCTAAAAACTTAGCACCTTCATATGGATTAAAGATAGTAGTAATTAATCTATTATCATCATCTTCATAGTAAGGGTCTATAATTGTAACTGGTGCATTAAAGATATTCTTATCATCTAACCCAAGTTTGTCTGCATAACTATCCATTATTTTAAATGATGCTACTTGCAATGCATGACTAATAAGTCCACTAGCTGCATCTTTTAATACTTGATAACCTGATACATGAGTATGCCCACAAGTAAGTATGTGGTCTTTCCATCCCATCTGAGCTGCTTTTGCTACTCCATGAGCTGTATTCCACATTGAATTACCTTTAAACATATGTCTAGCATTTACTCGTATTTCTTTTCCATTGGGGAATATAAGATTAAGTCTTGCTCCCCATTGTTCATATACTCCACTATGTTCTCTCATTATAAATTCTAGTGGGTCACCATCTCCACTCCACACATCGTGATTACCTGCTACTAAGTATAACCAATCTACTTGATTAACAAAATGTTCTGTAAGTCTCCATGATTCTTTTGCAGATGTTGATTGTTGTCCATATAATGCTTGAAGTCTACCTACCCAATTGTTTTGTATATCTCCTAAGTTCCCTCCAAATAATCCATCTGTTTTATTAACTAAATCACATAATGAATATATTTCAGCTAAGTCTGTACCATCATCATCTACATGAGGGTCACCAAAATGGAGTATACCTATAGGTCCCATTTGATTAATTTTAATATTAATTAACTTTCTAGACTTTTTAGCTTTTAACTTTTGATTGTATTGTTTTTCTCTATGTTTTATTATTTCATCTATAGGTACAAAATCAACTGGTCTTTCTTCTGCTTGGAATGGAGATTTTTCAATAATCTTAGGATTAAGCATTTTTTTATTACAAGCTTTACAATGCCATCTTTGTCTCTTTTTACCTTTTGCCCAATACTGCCATCCATCCTTTTTTATATTTCTAGAACCACATTTATCACATCCAACTATATTATTGTCTGCATCTTTTTGTATCATATTATTCCTCTTCTACTGATTTTATTTGTTTTGTTCTATCTGCTATTTGTATATCTTCTGAACCAAATCCTTGAAACATTCCAATCATACCAGTCTCTATTTGCTTAACATTAGTTCCAGATGTGCCTACTATCTTTCCTAATTCTTTTGTTGATTGCAATATAATATTATCATCTTCACTATAATCAGCAAGATGTTTTAGTTTTTCTAATATATACTCGTGGTCTATACCTAAACCTTTTGCAACGTCTAATACTGACTTTTCTATTTCTTTCATAACTCTTTCCTGTTTAAGTAATACAGCTGCTTTTTTACCAGCTTTGTTTTTTGACATTTCATTGTATGCTTTTTGATATGCTTTAACAGCACCCATACCTACAACAACATTAGTAGCAAATTGTTTTTCTTTATTCGTTACCTTAGTACGTTCTTTTACTCTTTTACTTGTATCTTTAATTGTTTTACTAAACGTATACCTATTAGGATGTTGTGAAAAATCAGTATCCATTTTAACTGTATGCCTATTTAAAAAACTACCAACAACAGTTCTTACCCATCCATTAGCATATTTATAGTTTTTTCTGTCGCCTGGGTGGTTTACATTTTTACTTACTTTTAATAATTGTATAATTCTACCATCATCAGACCTTACCCAATCTCCCTCATTACCAGTTCTCCAATCATCATGTAATTCTTCACTAGGGCAATTTTTTTTAAATTCCTCATATGTATCATATACATAGTGAGGCACTCCTTTAATTGTCTGTTTCTCCAATTAAGTCTCCTATATTTACTTGATGTCCATTACGTTCTAATCTTTGTACCAATCTATCTATAAGGTCATTTACCTCTTCAGGTATCATATATACTCTATCGTTTATTTGTATGGGGAAATATGACTCAGACATAGTTTGAAGAATGTCCTCTTGTTCGCCTAAAGTTAATTTACTTAGTTCTTTGTATTCTTCAGCCATTATGTTTTATCTTTCTACTACACATTATTACTATTCCTTTACCCAACCACCGCCCAGAATCTAAACATAAGTCAAACCAAAGTCAAGTGATGACCAAGTTGTTATCTAAAAAAATTGTAGGATTTTGATAAAGACCCTTATTTACTATACCACCCCCCTATCGTGGGGTTTTCCATTTAGGAATTTTCGTTATTTTCTATTTTTATTTATTAATTAATTTATGAATAATATAAGGAGAATATCATGTTTGATGATAAAAAGAAAGTTAAAGTTGGTCATGTTGAAAAGAAGGAAGCACCTGAAGTGGATACATTTATTGAAGATGTATTGTATATAGAGCCTGATATGTTTCTAGCAGAAGCTATCGTTAAGTTAAGGGTATTACCTTTGGCGACTAGACGTAGGAAAGCTAGAGAATTGGCTATGGAAGCATCTTTGTACGAAACTCAAGCTCAGCTATCTAATAATAGATATGCTCAAAAGTCTTGGGGTAATGTCACATGGAAACTTCGAACTCTGAAGTAACCTTTGGTAGTTCTAACCGATTGGATGGGGGTAATTAATTTTACTCCTGTCCATGAAACCTTTTTATTTTTTTATTGTATGTTATTATTATTATTTATGTATATATGTATATAATGTAGATATGTAAGTAATGTGTGCGTATACAAGCAATTAGACGTACTAGTGACGTAGTTAGTTTATTACTATATATATACTACTTTTTGCATCACTTGGGCATACACTTTAATTACTCTATAGTTGGTTACTTTATATAAGAATAACAATGCTAATCACAACCAACGAAGGAGGATTTCATGGAATTACATGAGATGACTTATGTTGATGTGGATGGAAATTATCTTACTGCTTGTAGTAGTAATGATGATTTTTGGTTCATTGAGAACGGTGATATGTCTGAAAGGATTTCATTTAGTTCTTGGTGTAGATACATGATAAAATGGCTTGATAAACATCAGGCTCTTGTCATGATTCCATAGCAACATCAAAACCTTTAGAGTAGTATAGGTTAAACTCTAAAAATTTTTTATATTGCAAAAGTAACATAGGTCATAACCTAAAGCCTATAAAGTGTGAGTAACTAGGAACTCGTTAAATCTTGCCTATATCACAACAGAAAATAATACTCTAACCAACGTTAGATTGCGCATATTTTGATAAATGAATGCTAGGTGTTAGCACAAGCTTTTGCATAAATTTCACAATAAACCACATAATAATAGGAGGAACTAATGTTCACAATAAAAGACTTTGAAACAATGATACCTGATAAGATAGTTGGTGTCGATATGCATAATAGAAACACAGTTATATTTATAACTAGTGGCAAGATAAAGATAATGCACAAAAGGAGTAAACATGGAATCACACAATCTAGAGTTTGATACTCCAGCACATCCTATCGAGCATAAGGTAATGTTATTGCTTGGTATAAAAGGATATAGACGTAAGGACTTGCGCTTTAAAAATTGTTCTGATGGTAGAATCCTGCAACATGGATATTGGAACAATATTGAATGGGATGATATAATCTACGTTCAAGATAATTGTGCTGTTACGTTTAGTATAGTAAATTGGGAAGATGAAGATACAGGATTTCTTACAGGATACAAGATGCACTATTCAAGTTAATCTATTGGGGAGGCCACCAAGAAATTAACGCAAGTGTTTTTGGCAGTGATACACTTTCAAACGAAAACTGTCATTTCATTGCCCCCCAATTTGTTACTTGTAAAGACGCGTCGGTAATAAATTTAATAACTGGGTTGTTATTTTAAGACATGAGGTCTTAGGGGGGAAGATTTATTGAGGGGTTGACTGAAATATGAAATTATTATTTTTTACGGCAGTGTAAATGATAATGGATAGTAAGAGGCCCCTTAATATTTAACCAGAGAGCAAGTAGGTTGTAGCCGTAATGAAGATTCGCCCTACGTATTGTTACTCTAACAGGGTTTGCTCTGTACCTTGACACCTAAACAGAGCATATGGTATACAAAATGGGGTGGATAAAAACAACGTCATGTTTTGTTGGATTCCGCGATTCACATATTCACCCCATAAATTTTAAATAACAATAAAGGAGAGATAATGTATTATAACACAACTAATGAAACTGGTAAAGATTTAAAAGAATCACATCAGAAAGCAAAATCACAACAACAAAAAATACTTGATTATTTCAAAAAGAATAAGTCAGCATCACCATCACAAGTAATGTTAGCATTGCCTGTTGGTACATTGATTACATCTGTTCGTAGGTCTATAACAGATTTGACTAAGGAAGGACATCTAGAGAAAACACCTGATAAAAGAAAAGGTATTTATGGTAAGCCAGAGTATATCTGGAGACTTCATGCTTTGCAATTCATGAACAATAATAGTTAGGAGACATAATGAACAAAGATAAAATATGTAAAATACTTGGAGACATGACTGCATTTGTAAGTTTGCAGCTACTTGCAGCACATGGATTTAATGAGGATAAAGCAAAGCCTGATAAAATTGTATTCTCTGTAATGATGATGAGATTGTCAAAAGAGATAGGTCTTGCTGAAGAAGAAGTAGTAGCAGTTACTACTTATGCACAAAATTATATTAATAGAAGAATAAATAACGAGGAGGAAGAGTAATGTCATACGAAGTAACAAAAGAAGAGTTTGAAGAGTACAAGAAGATACAAGCAGAGGGTAAGTATAATATGCTTAGTCCACAAGCAAGAGCAATGTCTACACTAGATAAAAACAAATGGTATCAATGTATAAGAAATTATAATAAACTAGATATTAAATATTCATAAGGAGAAATAATGGAAATACAAATAGAAGACTTACTTGATAAACTTAAAAGTCAAGCAGAAGAACTAGATAATAGATACAAAGCAATAACAGATATATGTAATGATATTGAAAAAATTGTTGATGGTCTTCAGTATGATGTACATAAATTAGATAAGGAGTTAGATAATGGGAGCATTTGATAGAACAGACTTTGCATTAGGTAGATACAAAAATGCAGAAGAAGCATATAATGAATTAGTAGAAGAAGCAGAGTATGAATATGGACATGATGGTTACAATGGTACAATATCTACATCTGGAGGTTTTAAAATGATAACAGAACATCCTAGATATGGTACTAAGAAGTTTTGGAAGTTTGTAGATAAAACAATGGATGGTACAAAGTTTAGTGCATGGAATTGTATTGAGATAAAAGGAGCAGTATTAAAAGCAATAAAAGAGAAAGAAGGTTACAAAGGTAAACGTAACATAAAAGCATTTTTCTTTTGGGGATTAGCAGCTTCATGAGTACGATATACTTTTGTGGTCTATGTGAACAAAAATACATGGAGCATAAAGAAGAAACTTATAGAAACATATATACTGAAAGAGTAGCTGATGGTGATAAAAGAGAAGTGACTCATAAAAATTGTAGAATATGTTCTAAGTTATTTGGTGATAGGTATGGTACAGTCACAGTAAATATTGGCTAACGCCGTAGTAGAGCAGGGGTTTTCTATTCCTTCGGGCCTCTGTTCTACATTATTCTGTTGTATGTAACTTAAGATATTGTTAAATTTAGATAAAGGAGAGAGTATGAATATACATGATATATATTTAAACTTTTTAAAGTATAAAAATGCAGAAAATGCTGAAGCAAGGAATGATGGTAAGTTTCATGCATCATCAGCAGGTAGTTGTTATCGTAAACAAATGTATAGACTTGAAGATTATCCACAAGATGATATGGATGATAATTCATATAAAATATTAAGACTTGGTACAGTTGTTCATAAAGATTTTGAAGATGCAATAACACATCATTTAGAAGAAAATGCAAAAGATATAACAAATAAAAAAATATCTATATTTTCAGAAAAGAAAGTAAATCTTGATAAATATAATATAACAGGAACACTTGATATTGGTGAATATATAGAAGAAGATAAAGTTTTCAATCTTTACGACCTCAAAACAACAGCTGCTTATAAGTGGTCTACTATGTTTGGTATAAAGAAAAACAGACAACCTACATTTGAGTTTGATAAGTATCGTATGCAATTAGCAACATATGGTATGGCAATCAAAGAAGAGTTAGATGTAAAAGAACTAAATATGTTTTTAATATTTTATAATAAGAATACTAGCATGATTAGAGAAGTAAAAGTATATGCAGATGAATGGATTGATAAGGCAACAGACTATTGGGATGAACTTAAATCATTAGCGTCTACTATGAAGAATGGATTGTTTGAAGAAAAATTAAGACCCGGTTGGCAATTTGGTGTGCCATATGAAGATTGGGAATGTAAGTATTGTAACTATAAAACAATATGTCCAAGTAAACTAAAATAAAGGAACAAAAATGAGCGATATAATACAAATAGAAAACTTAGAAAGTATTGAACTTGTAAGAAAAGCAATAACTGATAAGCACAAGAATGTATCTAATATTAAAACTCCTAAACCATTTATTAAAAAGAAAATGGGTATGGAATATGTAGAGTATTCTTATATGAGAGAGATTGCAGATAAAGAATTTCCAGGTTGGAGTTGGAAAGTTGTAAACACAGAAGTCTTAGGTAGTGAAGCATATGTTGTACATGGTAGACTAAAGTTTTATGACGAAGGTATCTGGAGAGAATGCGATGTAACAGCATCTCATCGTATACAAAAGCAACGAGGTACAAATGACTTTGTTGATATTGGTAATGATGTTAAAGCAGCTAATACAGATGCGATTAAGAAAGCATTTAATATGTATATGAACATTGCAGATGATGTTTATCGTAATCAAGTAGATGATTTAGAATTATCTGATTTAGAGAAAAGTGATATACTAGTTCTTGCTTCAGAGATAAATGAAGAGAAACTAGAGCAAATCAAAGAGCTAATAGAAGATGATACTATCAATACTGCGAATTACAAAGCATCATTCGCTAAACTAGAGAGAGAAGTAAAAGAGCAAAAGGAGAGTAAATGATTCCAGTTAAACAAAACAATGATAGTCTGTTACAAGAAAATGAACTATATACAATTGGATTAAGTGATGGAAGAGAACATCAAAGAGTGAAATATCTTGGTAATAAATTATTAAATGGTAAACCTATGATGGTATTTACTAGCACAGACCAAAGACAAATCACAATAAACCCTTCATTCCATACATTCACAATAACAGAAAGAAAGAGAGGACAATAATGCAAAAACAAAGCAATATAGAAGCCTTAAAAAAGAAAGGTATACTGTCGGAAGCAGCTACTAAATCATTAGAGAAATCTGGTGGAATTAGTAAACGTAAATCTGCTCCTACATATATCTTTGTAACTAAAGATAAGAAAGAAGTTACTCCAATGTTGTACATGAGAGGTGGTAAGAATACTACTCCTGATGACAAGCAGACTAAGTTTGTAGAAGAATACAATAAACTAGTAACTAAATATGCAACACTAAAAAAAGATAAGGATAAATAATGCCAAAAACACTAGACGCAGTATATAACCCGAAAGAAAGCAATGCTTGGAGACCAGTTGAAGAGGGTGAATACCCTGCTCATATTACAACTCTTGATACAAGAGAGGTAAATACAAAAGCCGGTCCTTCCATTGTTATTAATATGCAATACAAGATAGCATCTGAAGTAGAAGAATGTAATCAACCGTTATTTGAAATGGATGGATACAACTATGCAACAGATTCACAAGGTAATATTATTCCTAAACTAGATAACGATGGTCAGCATGAATACTCATCATGTGAGCATCTAAAAGATAGAACTTACAGAGACAATGGTACATTTATATTTCTTGATAGTTCTTCTAGTGGTAAAAACTCTAGATATTTTGAATTGTTAGAGAATCTTAATGTCGAGTTGGAATCAGATAAAGTAGATGGAGTAGAAGTAAAGAAACTTGTTCAGATTGAAGAAGAAGATGTAGTTGGTAAAGCAGTTTTAGTAAGGTTAAAGAAAGAAACTTACGTAACTTCACAGACTAAGCATCTACCTCCTAATGAGCAAGATGTTAGGTCTACATTCAAAGTCTCAAGTGTAAAGATTTGGGAAGGTGGAACAGATGTTTCTGCTGATGAATTAGATTCTGACGTGCCATTCTAAAGTAAGTAAATAATAAGGGGGGAGAGTAAAATGTCTCTTTTGACAAAGTTTTTTAAAAAAGTCGTTAAAAGAAGAGGTTGACATAAGTTCTTGTATGTGATATATAAGTTCCGATTGTATTGTATTGGTTGGCGCCAAACTCCCCCTTTTACTTTAGTCAGATTGGTTGTAAATTAGATAGAGGGCGGTACTTATTTATATAAGTCTCTCTTCTCTCTTCTACTACCAAGAACAG